TTTTTTTGAACTTGCAGAAAAAATTAAAACATTAGGTAGAGTAACCGATGGTCCACAAGAGCGATTAAAAATTCATACTATGCCAGCTAAAGATGGTAAGTCCGAGTTAATGTTAACAGAGGATCTTGGTACAGGTGAAATGCAAATTAAAAAAATTAATAAAGAAGGTGACGATATGGTCACTGAAGTTCAAACTATGGAGTATACACCAGGAATGTCTCAAGCTGATGAGACAACACAAGGTATACCTGCAGACAGTTATGATGAATATACAGAGTTTAATTCTAGAATTATAAAAGATGAATTTAATGAACCTGATGTTGTAGACGGAATCAAAGTAGATGAAATTATAGAAGAAGTTAAAGACGCACCGTCAATTAAAAGAGCAGGTGGCGGTATCGCTAGAATGTTAGGAGAGTAATGAACCCTTTAAAGTACGCACAGATGATGAAGTATCTGACTCGGGCAAAGAAAGCTAACCCAGATCTTCCTGATGTTTTTCCTGCAAGCAAAGCACCTATTCCACCAGTTAAACAAGAAGTTAAAGAGATAGAAGCTGTTAATCAATTCATGTTGCGTAATCCACGAGTAGAAAAAGCAGGGGGTGGTATGTTGGTGCAACCAAGTGCTGATGGATCTAGACCTGGATATGCTAGAGAAAAACCTTTATCAAAATCGAAAAGAAATATTAGAGCAAGAGAATATTATGCTAAAAATTATAAATCAGATAGAGTTTCAGTAGCCGGTGAGCGTACAAATGATGCAAATAAAATTATAAATGATTATAAAAAAACAGTAGCTAAATTTTCTATGAAAGGAGACTTATCAAAAGCACCTTCACTTAATGATTATTTACAAACTAAATATGGTAAAAATTATAGAACGCAAGAAAGTATAATAAAAAGATACTCTAACTTTGATTCAAGAGGGTATCTTCAAGAACAAAAATTAAATTTAGCTGAAGCTTTAAAAAATAAATCAAATAACAGTTTAAAATATGAAGAACTAGGAAATAAATTTATACTAAGAAAAGTTGGAGGTGAAGGTCTTAGAGAAGGAGTAAATCAATATAGTAAAAAACTTTATAAGATAGTTTATGATTTAGATTCAAGAGAAGACAAAGTTATAAAAGCATTTAAATATATAATAGATGAAAATCTTCCTGTTAAAAAAATTACAAAAGGTAGTTCTAATTTACAAAAAGCTGGAACTATAAAATCAATGATTGGTCAACTAACAGGCATAAATACTGTTGCGCCACCTTTTACAAGTGGTCTAGAAAAAAGTTATAAATTGTTTGCACAAAACTTTGATATGACTCCAAAAGAATTTAAGGAAAGTTTTAAATATTTAAATCAAATTGCAAAACAGAGTAATTTAATAAACGTTCCATTTGATCAAGCTTTTCAGGCTGCAACAGAAAGGGTTAAAGGAGCTGCAGAATTAGGTGGCAGTGACATGTTAACTTTTTACAGAGACCCTAATAGTAACATATTTAACTATGTATTTAAGCATTGGGAGAGAAATAATTTTAATAAAACAGGTGCTTCAAGAGTAAAACTTTATGATAGAAGTAAATTAAAATTAGTTGGTGGAGAGTTAATTCCTAAAAAAGGATATACCTTAAATGACATAGAGGTTAAATGGGAATCAGGAAAAAAATACAATGTAAAAGATCTTGCGTTTTCTTACGACAACAGTAAATTATTTGATAGAGGTGTTTTAAGCACTCAAGGAAAAGCATCTGGTTTGTTTGATGAAGTTTATCAAATAACTAAAGACTACTACTCTCTCTATAGCAAACCTATTCCAGATCCAAAAAACCCAGGTAAGAATATTCTTTTTGGAGAAATGATGACAAGAGACTACGGAAAAAATTCTCTTGCTATAGGTCATAATAATCCAGGTGGAATTAAAGTTGAACCTATTTCTAATTTTGAATTACAAACTCAAAAACTAAATACAGGTATTTATCAAGCCACAAAAAATTTTAATAACCCTACTTTGAAAAAAAGAATTATAGAAGAACTTTATGGAGAGCTATATAAATTTAGAGGAGGAAAGAAGTACATTGATCAATTAATAAAAAATCCACCTAACCTTAGTTATTCAGAAGCTTTAAAAAATGTAATCTTACGTAAAGATTTTAAAACATTACCAATGAGTGCACAAAGAGAAGTGGCAATATCTAACGTTGTAAAAAATATGGACTTACCAGAAACAGAAAGAGCTATTCTAAACAAAATTCAAAGCTACAGTAAACTACCAAAATGTAAAGTTGCTGTTGCAGATGGTGGTCGTATAGGTTTTAAATTCAGTGATGAATGTATCAGAGATGGTTTAAAAGAACAAAAGATAGAAGCACAAAAAGGAAATAAAAAAGCTGCACGAGAATTAGTGCAAGTTGGTAAAGTTGCAACACGAGCTGGATTGTTAAAAAATATCCTAGGTCCAGGAGCCATTCTTGGTGAATTAGTGTACGAGGGTGCTCTTATTGGTAATAAAGTTTTAGGTGGTAAGCCTTCTGACATCGCTTATGCTGAAAGTTATTTATCTTATTTAGACCCTAGAAAATACAGAGGTGAACTTGATCCATTAAAAATGGAAAGAGAAGATATGTTAACTAGAGAAGTTGAAGATGCAGATGGTAATATTAAAACAATAAATGCACCAGGTTTTAGTGCTTTAAAATCAGGATTTGAAGCACAAGATCAATTGTCTGCTTTTAACAAAGCAATAGAAGATAGAGATGATGCAAAGACAGCAAGTAGAATAGATTTATACAATCCGGCTGCAGCAGATGCAAGAGAACAAGGTGCAAGAGCTGATCAATCTGCAAATATAATATCTAGTGAGTCTTTTAAAGATGCATCAAAAGTTGCGCAAGAATATTTACAAGGACAAACAGGTGCTAACATAGCTAAATATAGAACAGATGATTTTGGAGCATTTGAAAGTGGTAGAGACAAAGATCTTAGAAGACGAAGAATGCAAGAAATGTCTGACATAATGCCAAGAGATTTTTTAACAGCAACAACTTCTGATTTATTAAATTATACACAAGCGTTAAGAGAACTTGGTTATGATACATCTACAAGAAAGTTAATGGAAGAACAAGAAGCAATGAGAGCAGTACCATTATCTGTAGATGCAAGAATGTATAGTCCAGAACAAGTGTATGGTACACAAGGTGAATTTGCAGGCGGCGGTATAGCTAAGCTAGCTGGTGATTCTTCAGGCAGACCACCAGCATCAGGACCAAACTCACAAGGGTTGCTATCCCTTAAAAACCGTGTTAGAAACTACTAGGAGTAATAAATGGCAGAAATAGACAAAGGACTCCCGAACACTAGAACTAAACTTGATATCCCTTCAGAAGAAGAGATAGCAGAAGATGTTGCTGTTCAGGAACCAGAAAAAGGACCAATAGAAGTCATACCAGAAGAAGATGGTGGTGTAACATTAGACTTTGAACCGGGAGCTATAAACGTACCGGGAACAGAATCACATTTTGATAATTTAGCAGATCTTTTACCAGATGAAGTTTTAGAGCCAATTGGTAATGAAATGACTCAAAACTATATGGACTACAAAAGTTCAAGAAAAGAATGGGAACAATCTTACATACAAGGTTTAGATCTTTTAGGATTTAAATACGAAAACAGAACTGAACCATTTCAAGGAGCATCAGGTGCAACTCACCCTGTAATGGCAGAAGCAGTTACACAATTCCAAGCACAAGCATATAAAGAATTATTACCAAGTGATGGACCAGTAAGAACACAAGTCATTGGCACAAAAAATCCTGCAACAGAACAACAAGCAACACGTGTTAAAGATTTTATGAATTATTTAATTATGGATCAGATGAAAGAGTATGAAGCAGAATTTGATTCTATGTTATTTCATTTACCTCTTGCAGGTTCAACATTTAAAAAAGTTTACTATGATGTAAATATGGGACGAGCTGTATCAAAGTTTGTTCCAGCAGATGAATTAATCGTTCCGTATACAGCTACCTCATTAGATGATGCGGAAGCGATTATTCATACAATTAAAATATCTGAAAACGAATTAAGAAAACAGCAAGTTAATGGTTTCTACAGAGATGTAGAGTTAGGCCCTCCAGGCACAGACACAAACAATGAGCTTGCAAAAAAAGAACGTGATCTTGAAGGCACAAAAAAAACTGGAAAGAACGAACCAGTTTATACTTTGTTAGAGTGTCATGTTAATTTAGACTTAGAAGGTTTTGAAGAAGTCGATGCAGAGGGACAGCCGACTGAAATAAAATTGCCTTACATCGTAACTGTTGAAGAAGGTAATAGGAAAGTTCTTTCTATTAGAAGGAACTTCGCGCCCAATGATCTAAAGAAAAATAAAATCCAATATTTTGTCCACTTTAAGTTTCTGCCAGGACTAGGATTTTATGGCTTTGGACTCATTCATATGATTGGCGGATTGAGTCGTACGGCAACGGCGGCTCTCCGTCAATTATTAGACGCAGGTACCCTATCAAACTTACCAGCAGGATTTAAACAAAGAGGTGTAAGAGTTAGAGATGAAGCAGCTCCAATACAACCAGGTGAGTTTAAAGACGTAGATGCACCAGGAGGTAATTTAAGAGATGCATTCTTTCCATTACCATATAAGGAACCATCTCAAACATTATTAAATCTTTTAGGTATCGTTGTTAATGCAGGACAAAGATTTGCAGCGATCGCTGACATGCAAGTTGGTGATGGTAATCAACAAGCTGCAGTTGGAACTACGATTGCATTACTAGAACGTGGTTCAAGAGTCATGAGTGCAATACACAAAAGATGTTATGCAGCAATGAAAAAAGAATTTAAATTACTTTCAAAAGTTGTGTCACAATATTTACCACCAGAGTATCCATATGATGTTGTAGGTGGTGCAAGAAATATTAAACAAGCTGACTTTGATGATAGGGTTGATGTAATACCAGTTGCAGATCCAAACATATTTTCAATGAGTCAAAGAATTACTTTAGCTCAAACACAATTACAAATAGCAACAGCAAATCCACAAGCACATAACATGTACCAAGTGTATCGAACAATGTATGAAGCAATTGGTGTAAAAAATATTGATGCAGTGTTGCCACCACCAGCGCCAATGGCACCGATGGACCCAAGTTTAGAACACATTAATGCTTTGGGTGGTAAACCTTTTCAAGCTTTTCCTGGACAAGATCACAGAGCACACATTACTGCTCATTTAAATTTTATGTCGACTAACATTGTTAGAAATAATCCGGCTGTGATGGCTGCAATACAAAAAAATATACTAGAACACATTAGTTTAATGGCTCAAGAACAAGTTCAACTAGAGTTTAGAGAACAATTACAACAAATGATGATGATGCAACAACAAGCAGCAATGAATCCACAGATACAAGCACAGCTTCAAGCACTAA